AATTCACCAAATCCATCTTTCGATTTAGCTCGTCTAGCAATTAGTTTAATTGATGGATTATATGATGAAAAACCAGATAAAAAACCAGATAAAAAGAAAGGTAAAAATGTATCTATCATTAGCCAAGAAGGAGACTGGAAAGTGTATGAAACTAAATCGCCTCTATTTAATATGTTATGGAGTTGGACTGTAAATGAAAATGGTGAAACCGTTTATGAAGATAAAAATGGAGATGAAAAATATGATGGATTTGATTTATATATTAAAATAGCACATGATATTAAAAATGCTGTACCAAAAGACCAACTTCATAGACAAATCTTCCAACAATTCAAATGGAAACAAAAAGTTGCACAAGAAGAAACTATTTATTCCCTTGGTGTTTAAATATATCTAAATTTTTATATATTAATTATATTATTTAGATATTATCGACTTGATGGTAAACAAGGACAACCATTAGAAATTGTAGTACATCCTCCATCATTTTTTCTATACATTGTCATTTGTCCGTTCTTAACAGTATTAATAATAGATTGGTCATAAATTCCTAATATTGGCGCATAGCCTGTATTAGGTTGTGTATTTGCGTTAATATTAACAGGATAGGCTGGAATAGTTGAACTTAATCCTTTAACATTCCAAGGGGAAATACGAGATACAAATGAACCGGACTCAGTAGTAGCTCTTCGTCTTTGTGTAATCAATGAACTATCATATATAGTTGTTGGCATTTCTATCAAAAAAGAAGAAATTAATTATCTACCAGCTAAACGAGGAGGTCCAACTTGTAAATCAAAATCATTTGTTCCTATTATATTTCCAAATGAAATAGGAATAGTATTAGGCATTTCTATTTTAGGAAAAATATCTGGTAGTAAAACACCTGTAAATGCAATCAATATTGAACCACTTATAAAATCCTGTAATAATTGAATACGTTTATAATCTTTATCTTTATATTTAGCAGCAGTGAAACTTAGAGAAATAAAGACTAAGCCTCCAACAAAAATCCAGGGGAACCAGTTTGGCATCATTATTCAATTAATGCGAGAAAAACACACAACAGATGACCGCACTAATTTAAATCTTCATAGTCACCAATTCCTAAATTTTCTGATTCTTTTTGATTTAAATCTTCAAAATCTAATCCTTCTGATAATGATACACCTTGTTCATCTAATATTTCTAGAGCCGGAACATCATCTTCATCTCTTGATTCATATACCAAATCAGTATTATCATGATTATCACTATCAAATACACTATTATATTCACCAAATCTTACAGTAGGTGTATCATCAATTATAATTGTTGGTGAAGATTGTGTAATAGTATTTGATATTAATTGAACTGTGTTGGGTTTAGAGATTTCAGGTGTTAATGGTAATACTATTGCCTTTTCAGGAATCAAAATAGGTTGTAAAATATCTTTCTTTATAGTTTCATCTTTCTCATCATCACTATCGTTGTCATCTTGTGTTTCATTATCGCCATTTATATCATTAGTATCATTATTAACAAAATCACGAAGAATTGATTTAACAGGAACTAAACATCTAACAGCTTGTAAAATTCCTTCATTAATAATCTGCTCAATATTTCTATAATTTTGTTGTTTTTCAATTCCAGGGATACCATCTCTAAATAAATAAGTAGAACTCCATAATAATTTAGACGTTTCACATAATACTTTAAATAAGAAGTGGTCAACTTTAGGAATATTAATTTCTATTTTCTTTTTATTAGCAGAAAGACGAATAGCAGTTAAAACTTTTGTATGTGCGATAAAGACAGCCGTTAGTAAGTCTTCTAAATAATCACATCCAGAATTAGTATTAATTTTATTAATTTCATTGTGAACTTTTTCCATATTCCAGTCATGAATTTCATTTAAATAATTTTGGAATTGCCATAATGACTTTTTTGGTTCATTAGATGTATCAAGTTTAGCTTTTTCAAGTAATTCAATAAAAAATTGGAAATAGGCTGGTACTAAAAACACACAAAGCTGTTTAGTATATTCTGCTCGTGCATCCGAATACACTGACAGAACTGAATCTGAACCTCTATTCATTCTTATTAATTATGTGGTGTTATGGAAGCTCTGTATAACGCACTTCCCAAAAATGCCCATAATGAACCCGCTAATTCAGTACATTTACCGTAGTCTTTTAGAATTTTTTCATCAATTAATAATGAATTAAGTAAAATATTAGGATTATATCCTTTTTTTATATAATCAATAAGTTTATCATCTGTCTGTGTTTGAATTACTAATGATTCTCTTTTACTATGTTCTATTGTATCTTTCCAGATTTCTGGATATTGTAACTGTAAAAACGCACATTGTTTTACACGACGATATGATAGTTCGTTTTTCTTTAAGTACTCTTTAATCTCATTTGTATTAATACCATTAAATGTTTGTACTAAATAATTATCAAGATCCATCCATATTGGTTGATCTAATCTCTTAATTACACACCGTGAACGAATTGGTTCTTGTAAACGTCCAGCATCACGACACTCCAAAATAAATAAAACATCATGCGCATGTGTCTCTAAAATTCGTCTTAAGAATGCTTGTGCTTCTGGTGTTAAATCATCAACACCTTCTAACCATAAAATAGCTGGTTCAGTTCTACGTGCCCAAATATGTAATTTTTGACGACCATCTCTAAGTGTTCTGTCTTTTCGACAAGGACATACAAATAATTGTTTTTTTACCTGCTCCGCATACTTCTGAATCCAGTAACTTTTACCGCATCCAGGAGGACCTGTTAATATAATTGGAGTCTTATCCATTATTAATTACTTTTATATAATATTCTTTTATACTCTAAATATAAACTTTAGTAATTACATTTAGTAATTACATTTAGTAACTACGTTTATTATGTTTTTTACGATGAGTCTTGTTCTTCATTGAACGACGAGACTTTCCTCCATATGAACGTCTCATATTGACATTCTTACGTTTGTGAACACTCTTATGTTTATTAGAACTCTTACGTCTATGAGTTCTACGTTTACCGCCATGTACTACATTTTTCATTTCAGATGGCATCTCTGCATCAGCTGTTGTTGCATATTCCATTATATCCTCTGATGGTTGTCTTTGATTGTTAGGTATACTATAATTAACTGATACAGCACCGCCTGATATTATCTTTGGTGCTGTTTGATCATTCGCACTATTTATTATAGGAGCATTCATACCTGACGTAACAGGCATTACTGTTTTAGAATTATTAGTTTTATTAGAATTAGTATTCTTTGAATTAGAATTCGTTGAATTTTTACCAGATACCGTTTTTGTTGTAGAATTTACTACATTAGAAGAATTGGTATTCGTTGAATTTTTACCAGATACTGCTTTTGTTGCAGCATTTGATACACCAGATATTGCATTCTTAAAAGCTCCAAATATACCTCCACTATTAGAACTATTAGTACTCATTTCTATACTTAAAACACATTTTATTATTAATCAAAAAAATTGAATTAGATCTGAATTAATTTAGGAAATATGCTCCAAAATGGAATGTATTATTTGCCAAGATATAAACCAAGAACTACTCCAAGAAAATACAGCATGTAGTTGTAAATATAATTTCCATCTAAGTTGTTGGATAGACTATATTCACTCAAAAACAAAAATAACTTGCCCCTTATGCCGTAAAGACCTTGCTATAAAACCTTCTCTTATAAAACAATCAACAATATATACACCACTGCTTCAACCTACAGTAACACCAACAATACCACCGTATGCTCTTCAGGAACACAATCAGACACCAGTTTCTCCTCAACAAATTTCATATTATCAATTTGTTGATATAATTAATCAATATAATTCATCTCAAAATACTATTATTGAAGTACCATCCACTCAAAATTTATCATCTTCTCATAAACTTATTAAAGTAATATTTGGATTAGCTATTATTGTTTTAATTATAACAATAATTATAGTATGTACAAAAATACTTTAAAGTTATATTTTTATTTAGTTGATAAATATGCTCTATATTCTCTTATTGAGGCCTCATCGATTTGAGCATTTTTTCTTAAACTCTGACTTGACATTAATGGATTATTATCTATAGCTTCAACTGAACTATATTGATTTCTTTCACGACTAATATCAATTTTAAGTGGTACTCTATATTCTGTACGACCAATATCACCAACACCTGGTGTAATATCAAGAGAACGATTAATTGCTAAAACACGATCATTAATGAAATCAGTATCAAGCTTCTTAGATGATTGCTTTCCTGGATCTCCATTAAATGTAGCAGATTTTCCTGAACCACCAATTGGTTTGCGACCACGAGCAATTTGTTCTTTATTAGGATTGGTACGCATATTATATGCAAAAGTTTCATCCATCGTATTATTCCAAGCACCATTTCCTCCAGGACCAGTCCAAGAAAGATTATTTGATAGTTGTGATTTTTGTGTTGGTTTAGCAATATCATCAGGATCGTATACCTTCAAACGATTAGGAGCAGATGCTGCTCCAGCAATACCAGGTCTATCCAAATATATTGTTGATTCCTTAACAGTAGTTCTTGCTATATCCTTAGGGTCCCATATAGTAATAGCAGGAGCACGTTCAGCAAATGATATAGGTGTACCTGTCATACGAATATTTCCTGTTGTTTCACCACGACGTGTTGGACGAGCATCATCTGTATAATGAGATGTAACTAAACCATTATCGGCTGGAACTGTATTTAGGGCCATTACACGTTCAGAAGTTTCATTACGTTCATTTGGACGAATCTCAATAGAATTCTTACCATAATCAGCTTCATTTCCACCAATATCTTTTGTATAATAACTTGTCATATCAGCATTACGATATCCAGAACCACCATATTGTTGTGTCATTGGTGTACGATAAGAACCAGATACATAACCTTCACTATAATCCTGAGAAGAAGCAATACCTTCATATTCAACTGATGTCTCAGGACGAGTTGTATGAGGTAAAACTTGAACTGAGCGAACAGTATCTTTAATTAAATCACCAGTTGTTACAAAGAAACGCTCACCACTTTCATCAATATAAAATGTATCTGGTTTATATTTACGAACTTCACCAACATCTGAAACATTAGCAGGTGTGCCAACAAAATGTTGACCTGGAACCATTGGCTGATTATATGTTTCTTTAGGATTAGTTAGAACACGTAAATTATTAGTATCTTTTGGTCTCATAATTTCATTAATTTCTAATTGTTGAAAACCACCTTTTCCAGAAAAGCCAAACTTTTCACCAATACCAGAACCAACTTTTGTTGGCTCAAAAGGGCGTTCACCATTTCGGGCAATTGGTGCCTGAGATGTAATACGAGATTGGAAAAAATCAGTATTATCCTCCATACCATATGGATTTCCATATGGCGCACGAGAGGTCTCAAACATATTTTCAACTTCGCGTTTTTTTATTTGTGTAGACCCTGTACCATTATACATATCAAGTGTATGAACATTGGCTTGTGGAGCCATATTTTGTTTAATACGACCACCAAAAAATGGTTGCATATTATTATGTTTAAACTCATTTGATGCTATTTTTTGACCTGATAATGGACTAATAACGTAATTGCTATCAATATAATTAGGTTCTGCTTCTGTGTTATCTGAACGGAATTCAGTCATAGGGACATTAGAATCAATAGGAGAAGGAGCTGGTTGTGTACCGGGTGTAACACCTGGAGCATATGGTGGTTTATTAGATGCATAACCAAGTGCTGTACCGTAAGGACCTGTACTT